CCCCACCCCTTGTGCTTACTGCTCCGCAGAGGAACTGCGTGAGTTGCAGCGAGTTTACAAGGACTCAGAGGAGGACTTTTGGATTTACTCGATTCCAGCCTACGATGTTTGCAGTAGGTGTGCAGATGCGGAAACGGTGAAGACTAGCCGGCAAACCAAAAACACCGCCATGCGCGGAATGCAGAGTTGGTTGTCGTTGCTTGGGTGCTGTGGCCCATGTGCGGGCACACGTGTGAGTGTTCCCCTTCCCGTTCGCACTGTTGGAGTTGTTGAGAGAGCGATCCATGCGTCATCCGTTGCGGAAAAGGGCTCCGAGTTCAAGCCTCATGGTACCTTCATTCAGCATTTGTCGAACCTCGAGTGTGATGAGGTTTACAAGCAGTCGTTGTGTGCTTGGGCACCCGCCTGTTTGGATGGATACATGCGTGGTTGTGAAGGCGTGAGGAGAACATTGCGGAGAGGCCAACCCCCAGTACGCACTGAGATCACCACCGACAAACCTGTTGGTTTGCCGCCAGGATTGCCCACTCCAGCTGATGAGCAGGTTGGGTTTAAGGGCAACCCTGATGTTCAAGATGGTGCAATGATGGGAACTCAGTTGAAGGGTGATGAATACGGAGTTGAAACCCGTGTGAGAACCATTGGCGATGAGCCCACTGAGCCCAAACCGCTGGCTTACTCCATTGGCCCGGATTTGATTGCCACAGAAGTGATGGATAACACAGTTGGCAACTTGAAGGCTGGGCTTTCCAAAAGAGTTCAGCCTTTAAGATTCAATCCTTCCAAAACCATGACCCGGAAAATTGAGAAAACCGTGACTGCGTTGATCACGGAAGTGTTTTCCGCGAAGAAGATCAAAGATTGGAGGGAGGCCAATCCGGATGTTGAGGATTTTAAATCCAAGAAATGGAGTGCTGAGCGCTTTCGAAACGCTTTTCATGATACGATGACTGATACTGCTGCCAGGATAGAGCAGGAGTTTCAGATCAAAACGAACGAAGCGCTGCCAGCAAAAGGGAAAGCACCACGGCCAATAATTCAAACTGGCGATAGGGGCCAGATGTTCATGAATTTGCCCGTGAAGTGCTTTGAAGAGCTGTTGTTTGCCCATTTTGAACAAGCTAGCATTAAGCATGTGCCCAAAGCTGCCGCCATGAAACGTGTGGCGGAGCATTTGCGCCAACGAGATGAATGCTTTTGCATTGAAGGAGATGGGAGTGCTTGGGATGCTTGTTGCAACGCAGGCATCAGAGGCATGACGGAGAATCGCATCATGGAGCACATCATTGAAGTGCTCGGCGAGGATCCGCAAGTGCCAGCCGGTTGGATGAAGGAATGCCTTACTGACATGAAGAAGAAGAAGCTTAAAGGCAAGGGTAAGGTAAAAGGTGCCAGCCAGAATTTTGTGCGAGTGCAGATTGAAGCCATTCGCCAATCCGGGCATCGTGGCACCAGTGCTTTCAATTTCCTCATCAACCTTGTTTGCTGGCTGTGCGTGATGTGCGAAAGCCCGCACTTGATGATTTCCCATTTTAAGCGTGGAGTTCGCGATTTGTACATTTCCGCATTTGATGGAAAAAAGTACAAGCTTCGATACGCGATGGAAGGTGATGATTCCGCTTTAAGCACAACCGAGGATGTTCGTCCCCACGCTGAGAAAATTGAGAAGGAATGGGAATCGTTGGGTTTCAGGATGAAGTTGGTTTTTGTGACCAACAAATTGACTTTCACCGGTTTTGATTTCCTTTGTGATGCAAAGGGCCCAACCGGTGTGTTTTGTCCTGAGATCCCACGCAACATTGCCTCCTCAAGTTGGACTTGTTCCAGCTTGTGCAAGATGGATCCCACCAAGGTTCACCAGGTTGGCGCGGCAGCCATGCTTGCCCGCGCCGAGAATTTTAAGGAGTGTGGACCTTTTTTCAAGGTACTTTGCTGCCTTGGGTTTGGCGCATGCTAGCGTTTGTGGTGATAGGAACATTGGGGACGATGAGGCGGTCAACTTGGGCATTGCCCCATGTGAATCCGTCGTTAATTCATTGCATGACCTGGCTGATGGTGCCCAGCCACTTGGGAAGGGGATGCGCGAGCTTTGCAACATCACATTTGGTGGCTTGACGCTTGA